CTTTTGTAGATTACCGTAAGGAAATTAACTTTCCTGATGTAAAATTGCGTTCGTGGTCTAAAGTAGCTAACGAAATGAAAGTAGCTAAGATCACAACTTTGGGAATGGCAGGAGACGATCTTCGGAAAAAGTTGTCACATAATATACTAGACTTACATCTAGTTTATCATCGAGGTGACAGTACGTTTTCGAAGGAAGCAAGAGTGTTTTGTATAACTCCTGAAGAAATAGTGTTTAATAAGCACTACTTTGATGGAGTGTCTCAAGCAGATAGACCAGCTTTGAGGTATGAAGGTGTTGAGTATCCCATAGATATGTCATCACTGCGATGCACAGATGATGTGGAAGCGTATGTCTATGTTCATGACCTTCCTATTATTGTTAAGGGAGTGTTGCCTTATCTTCTTAAGGCTCCTTTTCATGGTAGGATTCAGGTTCACTCCCTGGTAGAGGGATCTAACTGGGAGAATGCTTGGCCTTCAAATTATTTACATAAAGGTATCTGCTACAATTCACTCCGTTTTCCTGGTAAAGGGAAAGATGGGGATTGTATGACACCAGTTATGGGCAAAGTTGACGGAGGCACATTTCTCATAGGTTTGATATCTTACAAATCGGATAGAGTAGATGAAGTTGGAGCTATGATCTTATCACAGGATTGGTATGATCGTGTTGCTGCATTGTCACGCTATCCAATTGTTGAAGATGTCAGATTGACTGGAAATGAAGGAATTGACATCTTGTCCGAACGAAGTGATGGGCGAAATGTTATTTCATCGTATCTAGTTCCCATTGGAACTTTACCAGGTCCTCATGATTCTTTTCACACTTCTCTTAGGAAAACTATATTTCATGATAGTATTGTGAGAAGTGGCAAGGTTTCTAAAACTTTTGGTATTCCAAAACGCACTAAAGTTGTCGTTGAGGGAGAATATAAGTCTGCTTTCACCAATGCTTTCAAGCACCTCAGTTTACCGTGTGATATTTTGCATAGTGAAGTTGATGATGCTGTGGAGTCGTTCGTGTCGCGCTTTAATGCGGAAGCTTTTAAAGATGTTAAAATCTCTTTCTTAACTGTTGAAGAAGCTATTTTTGGAAATAGCAATTTGGGAATTGATCGTGTCAATTTCAAATCTTCATGCGGACGTGAACTTAAAAGTTTAGGAATTAGAGATAAGTACGATCTATTTGATACCTATGGTGAAGAGGGAACTAAGTACTTTTTCAAGTCTGAGGTAGCTGAGATGGTTGTAGAACTGGACAAGTTGCTGAGACTCAACATAGCTGACGCCCCTTGTGTTGATGGAGTTCTCAAAGATGAAGTTAGGGAACAAGAGAAGTTAGATGAAGCCAAGATTAGATTATTTATGGTCTTGTCCTTCGTTCTTAATCTTTGGGGTAGGATGGCGTTGATGGCTCTGATAACAATTTTGCTTAAATTTCCAGAATATTCAGAATGTTATGGAGGTATGAACGCCGGTAGTGTTGAGTGGGACGAATTAGCTAGAAGACTTAAGAAAAATAAATTATTCTTCGATCTAGATTTTAGCTCTTTTGACACGTGCCACAAAAGTACGGCGTTTCGTGCTTTTGCTAAAGTAGTTTACACTCTTAGTATAAAGTTTGGAATGTCTGAGCCCGATGCCAGGGCCGTGTACATATTTGTTATGTGCCTAAGATGGCAGCTGTTTAGATATAACTGTGATGTTTACCTGAAGTTTGCTGGAATGCCTTCAGGTGTTATCATTACTCTTATACTTAACTCCATCGTGAACTCATTGTTGATGAGAATTGCATTCTCTCGTTTGTTTGGAAGAGAAGTTATGCTTGAGAAGTTCAATGATGTTGTTATAACAGCAACAGTTGGTGACGACAATGTCTCGAGTGTTAGTGATGAGTTTAGTAAGTTCAACATGGTGAACTTACAGCCCATTTACAAAGACATGGGATATGTTGTTACTCCGGCAAACAAATCAGGAGTTATAACTCCTTTTTTGCCTTTTGAATCACTTACTTTTCTAAAACGCTCTTTTGTGTTTACTGAAATGTTGGGTTTCGTAGCTCCCATAGTGGAAGATTCAATTTATAAAGGCATGATGTTTGAGAACCGGGAATTAGGAATTTCTCCGTTGGAAAGATTGCATGCCGTTTGTGAAGGCGCTC